GGCCGGGGCGGCCCGGAAGGACCCCCCAGCGTGGGGGCAGCCCCCCTTAGGTAGTATTTCGATAGCCAACCCGTAAATCCCCCCGATGGTGGGGAAGCGAGTATTTCGATAGGCGGCCCCGGGGGCAGGTCGGCCGACCGCAAGTATTTCGATAGACGGAGCTGGTCGGCCGATGGCCGACCAGCCGACCGGGCAGGCGGTCGGCCGATGGCCGACCGCCACCATCCGACCGCCACCATCCGACCGACCGACCGCCGACCGGGCGGCCCACCTGCCCACCTGCCCACCTGCCGACCATCGGCCGACGACGGCCGACGATGGCCGACCGCGGCCACCATCCATAGAGCGGCCAAGGCGGCCGCCCCGGTTCCGTTTTTCTCATCGTGCTAAGTGTCCATTGGAAAAATTCGCCTACGCACCGCGGAAAAAAATTTTTTTTGTGGACCGCTTGACGGCTTGTTGCCGATAGGCTACAATACCGACATGAACACGAACGCACACAAAGCAACCGCCGCGGAAAAGGGCCTCGAATGGTCGGCCGTCTTGGCCGTCTATCGTGAATCCCGTGAGCTGGAAGCCGCTGAAATCGCTCGTGTTGCCGGCATCCGCAAAGCCGCGGCCGCTTTCATGGGCTATGACCACGCCGGCCAATTCAAGCTTGCGAAGCGGTCGGCTATGACGGTAGGCGACAATTCGCAGCTTCGCGGCTTCGACGTGTGCGCGGCCCATATGGCCGCCACCATCGCCCCGGAACTTGGCGACGATCCATCGTCCGCCCTATATGACCTACTCGCCGCCCCGGCCCCGGTCATGAGCGATGCCGACGACGCCATGGCCGCGGCCATCGACCGCGCCGCCGAACTGGCCGCCCCGGCCCCGGCCGCTGGCGATTTCATCCGCCTTGTGGAAGCCGCGGCCATTGCCGACGTCACGGAGCAATGGCTTCGCCTGATGGTGAAGGCCGGCAAGGTCCGCGGCGTGAAGGCCGGCCGAAACTGGACCGTCAGCCGGTCGGACGTCGAATGGTTTCAGCGGCATCCCACGATGGGACGCCCCCGCCGGGAGGCTGCCCCATTCTAGCCTATTGTTGCCGACCGGCAACCAACACAAAACAACCCGAACCCGCCCCGGGCAATGGGCGGACAACACGGCCAACACGGCCACAACCAAGAGGATCGAAACCATGAACGCCACCACCACCCGCCGCGTCTACGCCGCCTGCCTTTCCGCCTACAACAACGGCCGCCTTCACGGCCGATGGATCGACGCCACCCAAGGGGCCGACCATATCCGCGACGAAATCGCGGCCATGCTGGCCGCATCGCCCGAACCCGGCGCGGAAGAATTTGCCTTCCACGATAGCGAAGGGCTTGGCGGGCTTGGCGAGTTTGAAAGCATCGACCGCGTTGCCGCTCTTGGCGAAGCACTGGACAACGCAGACGAACCCGCCGCGCTGCTGGCTTGGCTGGACAACGACGCCGGCAACGACCCGGCCGACTTCGCGGACTATTTCCTTGGAACGTGGGACACGCTGGCCGACTACGTGGAGGAATCGTTTTCCGAATACACCGCGGAGGCGGAAAAGAACTGCCGCCGCGACGGCTGGTTTCACCCGTCCCGCTACGTGGATTGGGACGCCATGGCCCGCGACTTGTTCTTGAACGGCGAAGTGTGGACGGCCAACGCGGACGGCGGACGCATCTACGTGTTCTCCAACCACTAAGCCGCGGCCCCCCGTTGCCCCCTCCCGCCACGGCGGGAGGGGCACACGGGCGGCCGGGCACTTCGCCCGCCCCCACAACCCGCGGCCACCAGCCGCACAACTAAGGAGCCCCAACCATGCCCGCCTATGCCATCGTCAGCAACTACGCCGGAAAGGTCATCGACCACGCCGCCTACGCGGCCAAGGTCAAGACCATGAGCGAAGCCGAATTGCTCTACACGATCCACGACTGCCAAGCCTCCCTACTTGCTTGGCCCGATTGCCCGTCCGCCGGCTACTACACGGACGAAATCCACTACGCGGCCGGTGAACTGTACCGCCGCCGGAAGGGCGGACAGCGCGACACGCGGCCCGTGTCCGACTGCGGCGGCTTCCGCTTGGCCGACGACCACGACCCGGACGCCATCGTTCTGGAAGCCATCGACAACGTGCTCGACCTTGCTTGAACCATCCCCACCCACAACCCCAACCCACAACCAAGGAGCCCAACCCATGAACGCCCGACCCATCGCCCCCGTTACCTACCGCATCGTCAAGATTGCCGACCCACGCAGCCGCGGCGCGTGCTACTGGTTTGAGATTGAATCCATGACGGCCGATGGCGGCCGCCACCACGTCGCCACCTGCGATACCCGCGAAGAGGCCGGCGAGATGCTCGAGCAGCTCGAAGCCGCCACCGCCAAGGCCAACCAGTAGCCGCGGCCTCCCCACAACCGGCCGCCACCCGGCGGCCGGCCATGGGGCGGCCGGGCACTTCGCCCGACCAGCTCACAACCTAAGGAGCCGAGATCATGACGAAGTTCGACGTATGGATGGATTCTGGCGTATGCGTGAGCGTGCCCCGTGGCACCGACCACAACTCACCCGAAGGAGTTGAAATCATCAAGGCGGCCGCCCTTGCACAACTTAGGGACATGATCGACGCCGGACAAATCGACGTGACAATCGAGCAATTTTACTGCGACCACGCGTAACCCAATCCGCCCCACAACCCAACCCCAACCACACAACCCAACCCCAGCCATGAAAAAGCGAACCGTGTTCGGCCTGCCCTTGAACCCCGTCCGCCATCTCGCGGAGATCGACGGGGCATCCTTTTGCGTGAGCTTCGCCACCCGCGACAAGCTAGGCGGCCAGCTTGACGACGCCATCGCGGCCGTAGGCACCGACGAGATGCTCCTGGTGGACAACGGAGCGTTTTCCGCTTGGCGATCCGGCCAGCCGCTCGACATTGAGGGCTTCGCCCGATGGGCCGCCGACATTCTCGCCCGCTGCCCGCAGGCCGTGGCCGTTGTGCCCGACGTGATCGACGGCACGGCCGAGGACAACGACGCCATGCTCGTGGACTTCCCGGGCGTCTGCTGGGAACTTGGCATCGACGTGCCGATGGACCGCACGATGGCCGTCTGGCACATGCACGAGCCGCTCCACCGCCTAACCGGCATCATCGAGGGCGGGTATATGTACATCGCCATCGGTAGCAGTGGCGAGTATGCACAACCCGGTACGGACGCATGGCACAACCGTATCGCGGAGGCCTTTGCCGCCATCGACCAGCTCGTGGCGGAATCCAACGGAGCCTACCGCCGGCCGTGGCTTCACATGATGCGAGCGCAGGCCGAGGCCCACCGATACGATTTCGATTCTGCCGATAGCTGCAATCTCGCCGTCAACCACGGCCGCTACCGTGCCGAAGGCGCCGGCCACGTCGCCCGCCTGGCCGCCCGCATTACCGGCAAGATTGCCGAGAGCTGCGACGGCATCGAGCGGCCGATGATCGACCCGCCCGCCGAGGCGACGATGGCCGACGCCGCCTTCCGCGAGTACCTGCGAACCGAGTACGGCCGCGGCCAGCACAACGCACAACCCGCCCCCGCACAACCCGCCGGCCAGCTCGAGTTGTTTGACCGCGGCCCGGCGGCCCCGCCCGCCGGCAAATGGACCGGCCACCGAGGCCCATGGGGCCGCAATCTGACCTGGACCCGGGGCGATATGCCGGGGCTGACCGTCCGCCACTGCGGCCACCCGACCGCCAATTACCCGTACTACATCACGCTAGGAGACAACCCGGCCGTCGCCAGCCCTGGCACCTTCCGCAACCTAGCCCCGTGCATGGCCGCGGCCGTCGAATTGTGGGCGGCCATCGGACCCAAGGAAGGAGCCCCAACCCATGCCGCTTGACAACCCGAGCCGACCGGCAACAATGGTTGTCATGGCACCCAAAATCGACCCCGACAAATACGTCACCATCGGAACCGCGGCCAAGCTTGCCAACGTGTCCCGCTATTGGATGCGTCAACAGGTTCAAGGCGGCCACGTCGCCGGCATCGTCATCGACGGCCAATGGTTTGCCCTGCAGTCAGCCGTCGAAGCCTACGCCCAATCGGCCGCCGGCCGCGGCCGCCCGCGGGGCGGGAAGCACGTCAACTAGACAACCCGACTCGAGTTTTTTCTTTACCCCTTGCATCGTACTTGCCGATAGGATAGTATTCACCAACCGGGCCACGAGGCCCACAACCACTAGGAGACTAAGACGATGGAAACCGAAACCAACAACGCCGGCAAGATGGCCCACACGGCCGCACCATGGTCGATTCACTGGGGCACCGCTCAAGGCGGCGATGGTCACTGGATCATGGACTCCCAAGACATGTGCGAACTGTCTCGCATCGCCATGGTTGCATTTCACGACGACACTAGCGGCGACGAGACGCGGGCGAACGCGAAGTTGATCGCGGCGGCCCCGGAACTGCTGGCCGCCTTGATTGCCTGTAGCGACCAGCTTGCCGGATGGGTCGATGCCGGCTCGCTGGACAACGCCGACCACGCCGCGGTCCGCATGGCCCGGAAGGCCATTGCCAAGGCCACGCTGTGACAACCTATCGCCCCCGGCGGCATCCGCCGCCGGGGGACAACCCAACCACCAACAACCACCACCCCAACCCGGAGACAACCCATGACCCCCGACCGTGCCCACGCCATCCTGCTTGCCCACGAGGCCATTCTGTTTGCCGACTGCGACCCGCTCGTGCGGCCTATCGTCCGTGCTATCGCATACCGCACCGACCTGCCCGACGAGTTTTTGATCCTCGACACATATGCCGACATTGGCGATCCGCCATCGGTCTGGCATTGCGAGACAATCCGCCGACAGGTCCGCGAGAAATGCGACACGCTCGGCATCACCATGCACATCACGCACACCTGCCTCGACTCCGTTCGCGAACTGACTGCTTGACCCACAACCCAACCACCACCACCAGAGGGACAACCCGATGACAACCAAGAAAGCCACGCCGGCCGCCGATCCCCAATACTATTACGAAACGACCCCCTACATGGTCACGCAGCAGGGCACAAAGTTTGCCGTCTATCAATCTTGGTGGTGCAAAACCATCTCGATCCATAAGACCCGCGAACTGGCAGACGAGGCTTGCATTGCAGAGGCCCGCAGCCGTGGATGCCTGCGACAAATCAAGATCAAGCCGGCGAGGAACCACGCCCCCCAGCTCGCCGGCAAACCGGCCGGGGTGACGTACCACAAAGTGTGGGACGGCAACGAGACTGAAACCGAGGGCCGAAACGGACGTTTCTATTCCGGCGTCGTCGGCTGGATTTACATTGTCGAAATCGACGGCAAACCCGTCGAGGAAACTTTCACCAAGCTGAAAGACGTCAAGCGAGCCTACCCCGACGCCGTTCGCAGCACCGACAACCGGGAGGCCGGCCTATGAACAACCTAGCCCCCCTCGCCGCGGCCGGATGCCGCTTCGTCCGCCTGGCCCGCCGCGAGAAGCGACCGCTCGGCACCGGATGGCAACACCGCTCCACGGACAACCTGCAGGACGTGGCCGCATGGCTGAAGGCCGGGTCGAATGTCGGCCTCCTGCTTGGCCCAACCAGCGGCGTCGTTGACGTTGAATACGACACGCCCGAGGGCCGCGAGCAGCTCGCGGCCTTCGGCATACTTGACGTGCCGACGCCAACATGGCGGTCCGCTCGAGGCGAGCACCGCCTATTCCGATGGGAGCCGTGGATGCCCGAGGCGGCCGCCATCAAGGCCGACGCTATCGAAATCCGCCTAGGCGGCCGGGCGGCCCAATCGGTCCTCCCGCCGTCCCGCCACCCGGACGGCATCACCTACGAATGGATAACCCCGCCGGGGGCCGTGGCTATCGCCCCGTTCCCCGCCCAGCTCATGCTACGAAAGGGCCAACCGTGTCACGCATACGCATAGCATGGGGCCGGGCAGTCGAGGCCCTGGTGCTTGTCAAGTTTGGGCAAGAGCTAGGGACCGACAGCCGCATCGCTCGTGCCATCCACGACGCTATCGAAATACTCTTGACGATCACGAGATAGAAAGGCCGGGCCGGCGATTAACCCACGCGCCGGCCCGGCCGCAGACCCTCGTTGTGGGCACGGGGCCGCTTGATCGTCCCGTTATTCTACCGCCCGCCGGCTCATCTCTTTTAGCCCGGCCCGCCACCGCTCGTCTGACCACCACAGGCCGAGGATAACCTGGCAGGTTCCCGACACGGTGCCGGCCAGCACGAGGCCCCACAGCGGCCCGATCCCGTGCCGGGCTTCCCACTGCTCGCGGACTTGAGCGCGAACCAATGCCATGGCATGGTCAACGTCCTTGTGGTTGGGGCCGGCGGCCGCCACGGCCTCGAGGTGACTGTGCGGCCAGTGCCGCACAACCAGCTTGGTCAGCTCGTTGACACGCCACGGCCGGGCGTAGTCCACCCGAGTGCCGAGGCGGTATCGGACGTGCGCCGCGAGCTGCTCGAAGGCGTCGTCGGTCATTGCTGTTGGCTGTACCAATTCCATGCGGCCAACGTCGCCACCGCCCCGACGATTGCGAACACGAACCCGGCCGGGTTGTAGGGGCTATGGCCGGCGGCCAGCACATAGGAAGCTAGGCCCCCTACGAACGATCCCACAACGCCAACACCGAGGGTAGCGAGCATCCCGTGCTTGTCGTCAACAGGGTAGAACCACTTCGCCACCGAGCCGACGATCACGCCGAACACAACCCACGTCACGAATTGAATCACTGCGGTTTTCCTTTCGGGCAGTTGCCGGTAGGGCAGGGGGCCGCCCCCCGGCCCGGGGCCGGGGGAGCGGGCGGTGCCGGGGGCGCCGGCAGATCGGAAGCAAGGGCCGCATAGGCCACGGCCACGGCGGCCGCGGCCCGAGGCCGCTCAGCCTGCAACGCCTGGGGATCGGCCGACAGGCTGGTCAGCAGTGCGAGTAGCCACTCCATGTCACCAGCCCTCTTGATGGTTGAGAACCCGCTCGCCGTTGTCGTTGACCTGGTGGACGTGCCCGTGAGCTGCGAACACTCGCGGAGAAGGAGGGGACTGTGCCACGAGCACCCATAGGCCCAGCTTGGCAACCCGCGCGAGGAACTTGAGCACCGGCCGCTCCGGCTTCGCTCGCGGGGCCGGCAGCGTTTGCAGAGCCAGCCCGCCGATGACGACGGCGGCCACGATCACGAGCACGTTCTTATCGACCTTCATCTCGTCCCCTCCGGCTGTAGCCAATTCCCATTGTGGAGATCACGGTAGGCAAACCCATCGACGCCGCCGATGGCCCAGCAGTCGCCTTGATTCAACGCGGCTTCGATGTTCTCGCGCGAGGCCCAGAAGGAGCCGGCCGGCTGGTCGGCCGGCCACGTCGCACCGGAGCACCACCGATCGCTCCACGAATTTTGTATGAGGCCACCATCCCGCGGGCTCCCGTTCTTCTTGTGCCGCGTGGCCCAAACCAGCATGGCATGGGACCAAGGCGTACCCCGCTCGAGGAATCCGTCTGCGTCACGCACGGGCTGGCGGCCATCGGCCCGGCCGTAGCCCACGTTGCTGCAGAGCACAACCGGGCTTCCCCGCTCGACCGCCGCACACAACTCGTCCCATGTATTGACCTGGGCAACCGCGAGGGCCTTGTGCTTGTTGGCCTCGCGGGCCAGCTCGTCAGGGACGCCGGTCGCACCCCACTGCCGGCTAAGAGGGATCGAATATTCAGAGAGATTCCACTGGCCGTATGTCTGACGGTAGAGGATGCCGCCGACCCCGGGCTGACGACACCGTCCGCTAACCCACCGGGCTGCGCCGGAGCCTGTTGCGCCGTCGCCTCCGGGCTGGCTGGCTCTGCCCATGCCCGCGGTGCGGGCTCCCCCGTACAGTGGCTCAGAGGCGACGGTAGGGGGCGGCATAGGCAACCGGCCCACCACCCAATCTGTGGCCTGCCCCGTCCGGGCACCCAAGGAGAACGCGAAGGAAACGCATGTCCCGGCCGAACCCTGGTCAAGGCATTTCCACGGGACGCCGTAGACGGCCCTGTGCGCCTTATCGACGTAGCGATACAGAAACGTATCGACCTGCTTGGCCTGGCGGACGGCATCGGCACCGGCATCCCCAAACGTCGGATGCTCGAGCTGCCCAAGGAACTCGCGCGTGGCTTCCGGGTCCGGCTGGTAGCCGTAGTTGGCTTCGAGGTGATTGACCACTCGATGCGTGAGGATTTGCACGAGCGACCCCAGCAGGGCCGCAAACGCAATAAACGCAATAGCCCCGACACTATACCTACTTCGCGGCATCGGCGGCGGCCCTCCCCAACGCACGGAACGCCGCGACCCACTCGCCCCGCTTCTCAGGCGTCAGCGGCCCGCCGCCCGTGCCGGCGGTCAAATCCAGATAATTCTGAATGGCATCGCGGGCCTTCGGCTGGCGGGCGCCGATCGACTCGCCCCGCATCCGGGCCTCCCGGGCAGCGATCCGCAAATCCTCAATCTGTGCCCCGGTTCTGATCCGCTGCTCGGCCGCGGGCTTTTCGCCGTCGAAGGCCAGACACTCGGCCAGCTCGTCGCAGAGCCCGGCTAGGCAAGCCGCGTCCGCCGCGGCCGTCTCCCCCTGGAACTTGCCGCGGAGGCTAAACTCCCCCGGCCCCAGCGGGGCCGGGCCGGGCCGGGCACCGTCGCCGCTTGTGACGAGGAACAACAGAGCAACGGCGGCCAGCACGGCCGCGATGATGTACCGGTTTCTTTGACTCACGGCAGCTCACTCCCGTTGACCAGCGACAGGGTGATGGTTTCGATGGCGGCCTTGGCCTTGTCGTCAAGGGTTTCGGTGGCCTGCAGTCGCTCGCGGATTTCGACAACCAGCTCCAGGGCCTCGCGGCAAGTCGCGTGAGCCGGGGCCTTCGGCCCGGGGGCCGGCAGAGAGAACGCCGGGCGGTCGGCCGCCATCGGCCAGAAAGCGACGGCAACAGCAGCGGCCAGCAGGAAACAAACGGCAATCATTTCGCGGACCTCACGAGGGGAAGCAACTGGTCGATAGCACCGGACGCCAATGCGAGCACGAGAGCGCGGAGCGGAGAGCGACAGAGGGCAAACAACGGCAGGCCGGCGAACGGCACCGCCCGCACGGCCACGAGATCGAACAAGGCGGCCACGGCCCCGAGGGCCACGTCCTTCTTCTCAGGGCCGGATAGCTTCGGCATCGTGTCGAGTGCCCCCGTAACCAGCCGGAGCAACGCCACGAGCAGCGACCCAAACTCCTTCCAAGTGATGCCCCCAACGGCGGCCAGCTTGGCCGATTGGAGGAACGCCCCGACCTTCGCGGCGAGATCGTCGTGCGGGGTGGCGGCGGCCACGGAGGCGGCCGTAATGTCGGCCGTCATTTGATCAGCCCCTTTTGCCATAGTTCCTTGGCCGTTTCGACGTTGCACCCAAGTTCGTAGGCGAGCTGCTCCCAAAACGTGACGGTCGGCCGCGGCCTGGACGTGATGCACCCGAGTCCCGTCTGCTTGGAAGGTTGGTAATGAACATGGTCCCCGCCTGCCCCGGGGGGCGCGATGGGCTCCCTGCCATGCTTGCCGCGGCGGAATGATGTTTCATCCGTGCGGCGGCTTTCGGAACGTCGGAACAAAGGCGTGTCTCCTAGCCGCTATTGTACCTTTGTGCACCATCATCCCGGGCGCATAACACGACCTACGGAATCAAGGCCAAGGCCTCAAGAACCCGCGTCCTCAGAAAGTCGAGATTTCCGTAGTTTTGGATTTCGACTTCGTGCTCAAGCATCGCCACCCCGTACTCGCTTGAATGGCTTCCCGCCGGAGAAGGGCCTGCTCGGTGAACACGCCACAGTTCGCCGCCCGGCATCGAGCGGATGGCGGCCGCCTCGTTTTCAAACCGCACGTCCGCCACGGCCACAGTCTCGACTCCGGCCTCGCGCAACGCCGCAATGCGCCGCTCGAGCAAACGAATCCAGACGTTCCGGTCAACCATGTCGCGCCCCCACTCGGTGCCCAGCGTTTGCATCATCTGCCGCGGCGACTTGCCAAGCCCGAGAACCATCCGTTCCTTGTAGTACGGGCTGCGGAGCATCGACTCCGGCAGGCCAAGCATGGCGGCCAATGCGGCATAGAGCGGGTCGGCCAGTTGAATCACAACCGCCCCGGGGATCATCCCGGCCACGGTCGTCTTGCCGGAGCCGGCCCGCCCAGAAATGCCGATGACCCGAAACCCGCGGCCGCCTTCGCGGATACGCTGGTGCATCTGCTGGTGCCGGCCGCGAACTCCGGCCCACTCCGCTTCCATGTCGCAGGCGGCCTCCGCGGCCGGCGGCTGGTCTATCGAAATACTCTCGTCTGCCAGTGCGGCCGGCTGTTCTGCTATCTGCCGGAGCGTTGAGTTTTCCATCTTGATGGCGGCAATCATGCCCACGAGCGTTTCCCTTTCGCTTAGTAGCCGCGCTACGTCCGCGGCCAACGAGCCGGCGGTCCCCGTCCACTGCCCTTGAAACCGATACGCCCTGCGCCTGGCGTCCGCGAGATAGTCGGCCGCAAGCAGATCGCTCATTTCCTGCCTCCTATCCGCGGGCCGGCGACGTGCATTGCCTCAAGCCCGCCGCCGTGGTCGTAGATGAACAGCTCCATGGCCTGCCTGCTGTGAACCCAGCCATGGGTCGCGTGATAGTCGTCGGCCGGCCCGAGGGACGGGGCCACGCGCACGAGCACCCCGTCGATGGTTTCGATCGGCCGCGACCACTCGGCCGCCTGGTGATGAAGGTGGCCGGTATGAAACTCCCGGTATGGGCACGTCGCCCACTTGTCCGCCGACTCTAACGCCATGAGCTGCGGCAGCTTTTTCTTGGCATGGTTGCCGTGAGCAAACCCCAGCAGGTTGCGGCCGTGCGAGGCGTACTTGCGGCTGGTGTACGCTTCGTCAACGATCACCCGCCGGTCGGCCTTGTATCGCTCAAGCAGCATCCGGTGAAAGGCCCAACTTAAACTTTCGTCGTGATTGCCGGGCACAATCGTCACGTCGGCTGGGGCCGTGTCCGCGGCTTGCTCGACTAGGCCGATGAGCGACCCCCAGCCAACTTCGATCATCTTCTGCAGGCGACCGTCGCGCTCCAGCGGCGTCCCCTTGGTCGTCTCGCCGGAGGGGCGGTCGTAATGGAACAGGTCGCCGAGCATCCCGACCGTCAGCCGGCCGGGCTTGTATCGGGCTGCAACCTCAAGCAGCTCGGCGGACGCCTGGCCGACAAGCCGCTCGGCAATCGACAGGTCGTAGTCTTGGTCGCCGGTCGATCGGTGCCATGCGTACTTAGCAAAATGACAGTCCGCCACGATGAGCACGGCCCACCGGTCGCTCGACTTCGCGGGCTTGGCCTTCGGCCGGGGCGGCCGGCGGATTTCCTTCTTGGCGGCCGCGATCATCGCCGCCACGGCCTCGCGAACCCCGGGGCCGGGCCTGGGCTTGAGCCGGACGTACACCCGGAACAGCTCAGTCACAATCGGCTGGCCAGTGGCCCGGTCAACCGATGCACACTCCCACTTGGTGGCTTCACTCGCGGCCAATTCAAACGCTTGAAGGTCCGCGTCGATATGCCGGAGAAGATCATCAACGGTGCGGATCGTGCGCGACGTGGAACGGGCCTCGAGCACGTCGCCCTTCTGCGTCTGCGTAACCTGCTCGGCGTCCGCCGGCAGGGCCGGGGCCGGGAGTTTGGCGGCCAGCTCTGCGGCCAGCGACGGGTTTAGTCTTTTAGCCATCGGCATAACGTGCTTGGGTGAACTTGGACGCCCCGTGCCGCCAGAGTTTCTGCCAATAGCTCAGACAGTCCGGTCGTCGTGACGCCGCCCATCTGCCCGCCGCGAAACTGTTCCTTGATCGGACACAGCTCGCCGCGAAGTTCTTCCGAAACTGTGTCAATCCACCGTCTCCGGCGACGTTGCTGCAGCCGGCCGAGAACTTCATCCAGCAGCTCAACCCTTTTAGCCATGCCTGGCCCTCCGTGGTGGCGGTTCACCACCCGAGCCTGCCACGCCCGGAATAGGCGTCAACCCATTTTGTGCCGGAGTGGCGTTCCGGGGCTTATCTGCTGAAGTGCGGAAATTCGTAAAGGTGTTTCACGGCGACCGCCAGACTAGGTAGCAGAGGCATAGCGTTTGCATGATTGCGCAGAGGAGAAAAATGGTCGCCTCGTCGGTCGAGTGCTCTATAAGGTGGTTCATTGGCTCACTCGGCCCAGACGGTCACGCCGCCATTCAGAGAGTGATTACCAGAGCTATTGCAAGATTTTCTCCACCTCACCTTTTGCCCCGCAGAAATGCTGGCAGTGACATTAAAACTGCCCCGTCCATTGAATAGTGTGGAAACGACAGAACTGAGTGCGCTGTTCCAGATTTGGATTTGCATACTGTCATCCCCGTCGCCCGAGTCGTCGGTGGTGCTTCCAGACGCCCGGAATGTACTGTTTGCTAGTGCCTCAAAAACGAATGGGAAGACTTCACTGCAGCCAGAGCGGGATATTGCTGACGCGCGAGTAAACTTCGATGCGGAGGTTCCCGTACCAGTCCAATTCCCGGCATCGCTGCCGCTGATCGCAAGCAGATTTCCGACAGGCGTCACACTACCGCTCGCCGCCGTGTAATCACCAGTGCCATTGGCATTGATGCCCGCTACGCGGAAGACATACGCCGTGCCGTTCGTCAATCCGCTCACCACCTGACTCGCCGTGGTAGACGCGGTGCGGCTGACCGTCGTCCAAGTTGCCCCGCTGTTGCTAGAGAACTGCACTGAGTAATCGGTGATCGCACTGCCGCCGTTGTAGGACGGGGCAGTCCATGTCAGCGACACCTGCGCGTTGCCGCCGGTTGCGGTGAGCGAAGTAGGTGCGGACATTGGGCCGTCAGGGAACGCCGCTGTCGGGACGGGGATGGTCGCGCCTGTGTAGTTCCTGTCTAAGCCAACGGTAATTCGGAGATCGTCTATGTAGCCTTCGTAGGCGCGGCCACCGCCGCCAAACGTCAAGTCGTTTCCAACCGTAATGTCTTTGACGGCTGAACTCCAAGACGATGACGATGTGGCAGAAGCGTCAACGACACCGTCCAGAAATAGCTTGTGAGACGAACCGCTCCGCACCCACGCAAAATGGTGCCAATTGCCATCGCGGCATGGTGTAGACCCAACCAAGAGCGGCGCGCCTGAACTGTAAGCTGTAGAATAAATGCGAATCACGTTGCTAGATGTAAATTGCACAGTCCAAGCGTTTGCCCACGGGCTTTCTACCCATTCACGGGCTATCATTGTCACGCCATCAGTGGTTTGCGAAGTCCTAAACCAAGCCTCAATAACAAAATTGTCGCCGCCAAAGTCCAGCGACGTTGCTGATGGAATCGTCAGATAGTCGCCGCTGCCGTCGAAGTAGAGCGACCCCGCTCCCCACTTCTTTTGTGCCGTGCTGAACGCGGCACCGCCGACCGCCGTCACGCTGCGGTTGTATGCCGAGGCATCGTTGACGTTGCCGTCACCCCTTAGCAGCAGCGCCACGCTGCTGAACAACGCATCGTATGCCGATGGCGTCACCGCACTGCTAGCCGCAGTGTAAGCCCCAACGCCAACCGCATTCACCGCAGCAACGCGGAACACATATGCAGTGCCGTTGGTCAGCCCCGTCACGGTGGCAGTCGTCGCCGTCGATGCCGCCGCCGTGAACGTGGTCCATGTGGTGCCGCCGTCAGTGCTGTATTGCTCCCGGTAGTCTGAGACTGGTGCCTGCGATATAACGCCGGTCGGTGCCGTCCACGAGAGCGTTGCCTGTGCGTTGCCAGCCGTTGCCGTGAGTCCAGTGGGTGCGGGCGGAACGAACAGCGCACGAAGCACGGAGTCCTCTGTCGAGGCACCGCCGCCGCCAAGCGTGACGCTCACGATCTGGCCTGCACTATTCTTAGTAAACAGCTTATTGTCAGCCCACGAAATGGCGATTTCGTTGGCTTCGAGATCGCTGGTGGTCGGCACCGCGCCTGCTGTATAGCTGCGCTTGGGTTTTATTTTTGACATGGGGTGACGCTACCGTTGCGCTGTGAATGTGAATGAGAAGGGATAGCCGTTGGGCACAATCGTCATCTCTTGCGTTGGCGAAAGGTTTGTCGATGCGACATGTGTGTCGTTCACAACGACGTTTAAACCGCTGTCACTGGTGACACGAACCGGGCCTCCGGTCACTGTCATGTACCAACTGACAGTATGGGTGCCGCTTGTGTTTGCGGTCTTGATCGTTACAGAAGCATTTTGCGAGGAGGTAGTGGTTCGCGTGACGACCAGCGGCGTTGACGAATCGCCAACGCCCGTAACGGTCGCGCCAACCGAGTTGGATGACACCGACAGGAGCGCGGGGCCGAACTTGATTGGGCTACCAAGCGTTGCGTACGCACTCTGGCCGATTGCATTCACAGCCGCAACTCGCAGGGAGTAAAACCCGCCGCTAGCATCAAGGCCGGTTAGGGTGGCGCTCGTGGCCGTTGACGTTCCGTCAGAGAAGGTTGTCCACGTAGACCCTGAGTTGTTTGAGTGCTGCACGACGTAATCCGTAATAGCAGACCCGCCGTTTGACGCTGGTGCCGTCCACGACAGGGTAATGCTGCTGTCACCGCGCACCGCAGACAGTCCTGTCGGCAATCCCGGCGCAGACGGGTTGACGCCTAGCAGAGATTCTCCGCTAGTCACACTGGCTGCGCTCTGCGCCGAAATCACGCAGCGGTAGCGGTCGCCGTTGTTTGAGGTAGTCAGTCCCGTAAGAGCAAGCGATGCGGAAGTGGCTCCGGTTACGTTGGCCCACGCGGAGCTTTGATACCGCTGCCACTGGTAGGTGAGCGTTCCGGCAGGGCTTGCTGTTGCTGTCACCGAAATGGTCGCGGCACCCGAGACGGCAGACTGATCGGTAGGTTGCTGCGTAATTGTGATGGTCCGGTCGTAGACGAGCGTGCCCGTATAGTCGCCGCCGTCAACGTCGCTGGAACCGCCGCCCGTTGAAGCAATCGTGATCGTTGAGCCGCTGGCAGTTAGCGTCACGCCCGTGCCAGCCGCCAGCGTCAAAGCACCGTTGAGGCCGTTGAGGCTGGTGACGTATGGGTGTGCGTGATTGGCTGCCGCAGCCCCGAGCGTCGAGAGCGACGGCAGCAAATGGACGTGATCGCTACGGCTGGCCGTCGAGCTGGTGCCAGCCGATGCCGTCCCGAGAGCGGAAGGCGTGGCGTCAGAGAGCGTTGCACCGCCGCCGGTCGTGACGGTTACGGCCCCGGTCTGGCCGTTGACGGACGTTACCGGGCCGTACTTCGCGGCTTGAGTGGCAAAGTCTGTGACCTGGCTGGCGGTGTGCGTATGGCTGGCCGGGGCGAAGGTCGAGGGCACCCCCGAAAGGGACGCATACGGAAACGTAGTCAGTGTCGGATGGGTGTGATCGGCCCGGCTGGCTAGGCTCGAGCTGCCCGCCGCGGCCGTGCCTAACGCCAAGGGGGTCGCATCAGACAAATTGACACTGCCGGGGTCGCCCTTTGGGCCGCGGTCCCCGGCCTGCGTCACCGTGACCGTAGCCACGGAACCGTTTGTCACAAGGGCAGAACCGCCGGACGAGCCGGCCACCGTCACGGAGATTTGCGACGGCGCGCCTACGCTGACTGAAACGTCGGCCATCGGCAGCTCACGGGTTGGAGGGCAGGACGTTTCCGGCGAGATAGGTCCGGGTCACGCCACCCGGCGAAACCCACCGCAAGTACCAGCGGTAGCGGCCGGCAATCGACAAGCCGATGGTCTGCGTCTCCACCAAGCTGATGCCAACGCTAGTGGTCGGCACTCCGGCCGCCGTCGCGAGGCTAACCGACAAGGCGGGCGTCGTGACTGTCGGCCCGGCAATATCGCTCGCGTCGTACACAACCGTCGAAATCGTCCCGGTCGTCAGGTTCATTCCGGGGAACTGGCACACAAAATTCAGCTCGTCCCCACGGACAAGCTGCAAATCCAAGACGGCCGGTAGCTGGCTGTAGGTACTCATGCTGAACGTCAGTATACCAGCCCGGGGCTACTTGCCGCTGGTTTTCCGGGCGTTCTGGATCGCCCTCTTCACGAGCAGCCGCCCCGCCAAGTCAAGGAACGGCAGGCCGCGAGCCTCGGCCTCGGCTCGCATCACGGCGACGACCTCGTCAATGCGTTCCGGCTTGCTTGCTTCGTCGCATCCCCAGGCGTCCATCTCTGCTGCCTTTGCGCGGCACTGGCACGTTGGCGTTGGCTCAATGCCAAAGCGTTTCAAGAGACGGGAAAGCTCGGTGCCGGGGCCGTTGGTGGGTGGGGCTGGTGCTGGCGACGAGGATTGCGGGAAGCAATTCCTGACAGCGTGCGGGTGCGGCATCCGCACGCCGCATGCAGAGCAGGCGGCAGTCAAGGCATCATAAACGCATGCAATTGTTGGGGTGTCAGTACGCATCTACTATCGTGACGCTTATTGTATTGAACGACTGCCCTCGCTGAATTATTGTGCCAGAGGTAACGCTGCACGGATCGTTGAGCCTTGAAAAATCAATAGACCCAGAATCGCAAAACGAGCTATCGGTAGAACCGCCGGCAAAGCAAAAGCCATTCCTTGACGTGTAGCCGCTTCCAAAGAAAGCCTGACCTGTGTATTGCACGGCAGCAGGGTCAGAAATCCCACCGCTTAGCGCGCCTGTTGATGTTCCTGTGAGTGTGCAGAATGTCGGGTTTCCAAATCGCCCCTGTCCGGATTGTGCAAATGAGCCAACGCACGGATCACGCTGGCACTCCGTGCTCTCGGCGCGCCTCAAAAAGCTAATAAGAAACGCGGTTTCTTTGGGACGCATCTCAATGTAAACAACAGAAGCATCAAGCGATTGGGCAGGAGTCCCTGACAATTGCAGCGTATACATGCCGCACACGGCAATATCCGACATAGAGGTGCGAGTCAGTGTTACGGTATTTGAAAAGGTGCGACTTGGTATCAGAGTCGGCGGCAAGCCAAACCCCACGCGGTCGCTGAATGTGGCGACGTAAGAAATCACAATGTATTGCGGAAGGCAGTCTGGCGATAAGCACGACACGCATCTGCTGCAACACGGGTTCTGCGTACACACCGTCCCCACGCCCTGGAACACCTTCCCCGTCCCTTGGCACAGGCACTGCGGCTTGACGCTGCACGTCGTGCCCTCGCAGCACGCGCCCATTTTTGCCAACGAATCCGCAGCAGGTGTGAAAACGCCAGAATGCGACTGCCCCCCTGCCTTTGTGCAATCTCTAGATGGCGTCACAGAGAATGTAGCCCCGTCGCCAAAATCAACATACAAACACTGTAGGCCCGCGCCTGCTAGGTAGTCCATCGAAAATTTGTCTTTTGTTACACGATGCTGTGGGAAAAAATATGGATATTCACATAGACGCTCTTGGTATGGCACGCCTCCACTCTCGTTTATTTCATACGAAACAGACGCACTACCCTTGCCTGTGGATATTGCAAACGTCAGTCTGGCCGACGTGCCGCATGGATAATATCGCAGCGACACGGTAGCACACTGATCGCTGCCACACGTTACCTGAAAATCGCCGCCCCACGTTACCGGTGAATCAGAAATCTTGGTTATGTAGTAATAACCATTTATCAAATCGGAACCGATGCCGCCAATAGTAATGGCTATGTTTGGCGTGATGCCCGTCGTGCAGGTGGGCTTACACCCGCACTCGCAGCACGAACTGCAACTCCCGCCAAGCATTAGGCGCACTCCGCAGCAATAAGAATCCACTCGGTGCCAACGTAGGCAATGGCACAAGCCTTGCTGCCGGTGCCACCCACTGCGGCGAAATAGTTCTTGACGTCCGAGTATGTCGTGCCGCTCGTCACGGCATCGGAGACGGTCGTGGTGGAACCCTTCGCCCACGGTGCCGAGAACGTGCCACGCACAATGCCGCCAGCAGCGCCACCACCTAGCCGCACAAGCGCCCACTTGTTGCTGCCCGTGCCGCTTTGCTTATAGAGAATCAGCCCTTCGCCCGTCGTGCCGGTCTTCAGTTCAGCCGTCGATGCTTTGCACGCGACGAACTTGTCGTCAGCCTTGTCTACCTCGACCTTGACCTGCACCACCCCGTCGATTGCCGCTCGCCCGAACTTGCCGGCCGCAATAGGCTCGACCGCCACAACGAACTTTCCGGCCGTCGTGGACGATGGCGTGCCGCCCTCGAGGATGG